GTCCACCCCATGTTTCCGGAGCTTCCTTCGGATCACAGAACCTATCCCCTTTTGGAGGAAGGCGTTAATCGTAGGTTCGACAGCAATCGCTCTATCCGTTTTCGAGTTCTTCGGAACGAAAGCGACCTTGTTGCCCCGAGTCGCCACTAAGGCGTTTGGAATCACCGAACAGGCTAAAGGAAGCCCCGTCAGGTCATCTACAGCCCCCAATACAACGGAGGGCCACGGGTGCCACGCGTTTATCACGTGGTGAGCAACAGGCAACAACTCTGGAGTCACCTCAGGGACTGAGGCGAATTTGTCGTAACCAGTGGTCCGCCGCCCTTTGCAGGATGACGACACACCAGGACCCCAACCGCATGAATCAATGATTGACTCATACGGAACTTCACCTAGGACGGAAGCGATGAGACGGCCTGCGGTATGGAATATACCGTTGATACCGTCAGGGGAAGACCCCCTTATTATCGTAACCACGCGGCGATTCGTCGCGCGGCACGCTTCTTCAGACTCACGAAACTTAGCGATCGCCTTCTCCCTGGGGCTTGGAAGCCCTGAAAGGAAGTTAGCTTTCGACAAAAGCTTCGTGGCCTGGTAGTCCAGAGCAAAACGGGCACCGTCCGAGTAGTCGGCTGGGTCTACATCAAGCTCCACCAGCTGATCGTGCTCTCCATGAAGGAAAAGCAACCAGCTTGTAAGAGCTCTAGGAGTCCCCAACCCTTCCAGGGTACGGTGAACCAGCTTGGCCATTGGATGGCCGAGGTCATGTAGCTTAGCAGACATAACAATCCCACCTGTTCAATTGGCGTCATATATCGCCTCAATCCACCCTTAGTAGGGAGGGTCGAGATCGACAACGGCGCTGTTGATGGTTGCATTGGCCAGGGCGTTTTTGACCAGCGTGATCAGATCCTTACGGTTCTGAACAGAGCTCGCGCTTGGAAGCACGAACTCGATGCTGGCGAAACACTCGTACGCTGCAACCGGTACAGGTTGGATCCCGGTCGTGGTGGTGGGTGCCGTCACCGCGAGGGTCGGCAGGGCCAAACGGATGGTCACTTTTTGAGCACCATTCTTTTTGTCAGCAAAGCGAGTGCCAATGGTCAGGATATTAAACCCTGCCACGACGCCCGCCGACCGGTCCTGGTAGGTAACCAGTTCCGGTGCGACGCGAGATGGAGCAAACGTGTGAGCTACCGGAGTGGTGGCCCCGTCGTTGATCACAATATTAGATACTTGTGCCATTTTGTTTCCTTAACGGATAGTCCGTTGAAGTAAGGACGCAACTGTTGTTAGTTGGCCCGTATTTAAGTTACCACCAACCGCAGGTGCGATCGGTAGGCCAGTTGAGACGCGTCTCGTATAATTCTCGCGTATCCATTCCACGGTGTGGTTTGGGTCGTTTGCGAATCGAACGTCGCGCGTTTTTGTGCTGGTCCACCGCGTCACCGAACTCAACCCGAGGGTAGAATCCATATACGATAGGTAGGACCCAATCGGCAAAAACCAATCCACAATGAACGACAGGGGAACAAGTTCCCAAGCCGCCAGAACCGGGTTGGTCAAGCCGAGTTGTTGCAGTGATCTAAGCTCAGGACTGCGGACATAACCGATCACCCCAGCTCGATACCAAGAGCCGTAGGGACCGATTTGCTTCCGAGCACTTGCTGTGACCACTTCCCCAGCCTGCATCTTGCTGTGATACGCTTCGACAGCTCCGTAGCAATCGTTGATGATCGGTTTGATCCCGAACTGATACTCTAACCAAGAATTGGAAAGAAGATCAACTGGGTTCCGATACATGTCCCGATTACGGCGAAGGCGCTTAGACGCATTCTGACTTAGTTCAGATTTGAACAGCTTTGATGCACCAACGAAATCACCTCGACGAATCATCCGGAGACCCCGAAGGAGAAGACCCGCTCGTTGCGCTATGTAAGCCACAGTTTCGCGACCCTCACCTAGGGTTACCAAAGTGTTAAGGTGCCCATTGGCAAGTTTTCCCTCCGCACGCAACAGCAGAGCATTGAGCTCAGCGCTATGATTACGCACGGAGGAAACCGTCGTAGTGCCATACCTCGTACCTAACGTCTCGTAGTAACGATTCGTTTGTTCATCCTTTCCAGTAGTATAGGAATGGAGGGTATTGAAGTACCACTCGCTGGACGACGTTATGCCGGTAACGGTAGGAAACGAAGGTTTCGGCCTGGATTGAACCCCAGCCCATTCCCTTTTGCTCCCCCCCACTCTTACTAAACGTTCAGAGTGGGTACCGTACCAGTAATCGATCGTGGCTGTCGCCATAATCGGGCTGTCGTAACTTAATGGCATAAGATGGCCTCCAGTTTGTCTGGTCGCCACCCTGGTCCGGGAAGGACCTCGCTCCCTTGTGGGGGGCGACAACGCGGATTAACCGCATCGATACCGTCTCACGACGGTGTTTAGAAGGTCCCCTCTAAGGTACAGGATTAATGCTCGCCGGCTTATCAAAGCTCGAGTTTTGGTCCTTACCCGGCACCCAGGAGTACGGTGCCAGGCCCTTGAGG